TTGGACTCTAAAACATTAGACTATTGGTGTTTGAGTGCTGGTACCGTTTTATGTGAACCGGGATGTATAACTAAAAAAGAATTACCATTTACCGTAGAATTTAGTGCATGTACTCTAAACACAGGATTTGTTACGTATTTAACAAGTTTCCCAAGTGATATCCAAAACATTCTAACTTCTTCATATGAAGAATTTGATGGTGATTTATCAACACTACAAACACAAATTAATGCGTTAATTTCTGATGTAATAAATAGTAGTAACCCAACTGCAGCACAAAATAATTTTATAAGATATTTTGGTTCAATACCACAAGCAGATTATAATAGTTTATATGCTGGTGGTTACACTGCGGAAACAAATGTATTTGCTGTTGATAATGTTGTTTTTGAAAACTCAGACCCAACATCACCACAAAACGATTCTTGGTATTATGCTTTATTCCAAAATGCTGGAAATAGTCTATACTCAGGATTTTCATTCTTTTCATCAGTTGATAACCTTACACCAACAAACACATATACAACTTTACAAAATCCTTTTATTCCGTATATGTTAACAACGACAACAACGACTGGAAATTTTGGTCCTTATAATTTAGTTGTAAGTGTTGCCCCAGGTTCAATTGTTGTTCAATTTTGTTTATCTTCAACATTACCAGTTCCAAATGATGTAACATTATCATTTGATGCAACAATAGATGTTACAAGTGGATTACCAATATTAATTAGTGATTCTGTAACAATCGAGGCTGGTGAAGTTAGTGGTTGTACAGTTGTTAGTTTCCCTAACGATGACTACCAAAGATTGGCAGGTACTGGCTCATTAAGTAATTTAGTATCAAGTGACCCAGCAGAATTAGACCCTAATGATGTTGGAATCACTCTACAATTTGTTTGTGACCCAATTTTACCAACAACTACAACAACAACAGTACCACCAATACCAAATGTATGTTTTACAGGTTCTGTTGTAGGTATGATTTATTATTACACTGGAAGTTCATTTACTGAATATGACGATTTAGTTATTACAACATTGAGATCAAGAGGTAATTCTCCTTATTCAGATGGAACAAATCCGATTTACGAAGTTACTGGTATTACAGATGTTACAATAGATATGACTGGTCAATATAGTGGCGTTCTTAAAAATCCGTTCTTACCATTTAGTGTTGGTGTTACTAACTATGATGGTAAAGAATTTGATTTTGAAGTTTCATTATCTAATAGTGATGCTAAAAACATTAATAAAGTATTTGGTCGCGGTAACTTTGAAAAACCAAGAACTCAAGTTCCATTAATGGTTGAAGAATCATATTTGAATTTACTTAACTATGCTTGGAGTAAAGGTTATATCAGAGGTTTAAGTGCTGAATTAGTTGCTAGTGAAGGCGCTCAAAGTAATGACTTAAATAGTATTGGTTACTACTTAGAAAAATTCCAATCACCAAGTACACCTTGGATTGTATCAGAATTAAGAGGTACAAAAGTATATAACTTATTTAAGTTCTACACAATTTCAGATGGTAATAGTGCAAACACTGAAGTAAAAATTTCATTAGCTGACTTATCATTTAATAATGAAACGTTTACAGTTTTAATTAGAGATTATTTTGATACCGATTCAAACCCAGTAGTATTAGAAAAATTCACTAACTGTTCAATGAATCCACAAGAAAATAACTTTATTGCTAAGAAAATCGGTACATTAGATGGTGAATATGAATTAAAATCTAGATACGTCCTTGTTGAAATAAATGAAGACGCACCAATAGATTCAATCCCTTGTGGTTTTGAAGGTTATACATTTAGAGAATACCCAGGTGGTCAATCACCATTCCCAGTTTACAAAACTAAATATTTCTTACCAGGTGAATTAGTATTTAACCCTCCTTTTGGTTTATCTAGTGGTGGTGACGATGCTTTCACAAGTCCTGGAGATAATGTTAGAAGAACATACTTAGGTTTAGGTTCTTACTGGGGTTATGATACAGACTTCTTCCAATATAAAGGAAAAAGAAAACCATTTAACTTATGTACTGGTGAACCATTTGATTGGGATTTCAAAACTAAAGGTTTCCATATGGACGAACTTGCTAGTGGAATTACAATTTCAGGAGCATTTGCTTCAAGTGGCACTTCGGCTTTTGAAGTTGGTGATGCAACATTCTCTTCAGAACCTACAGACCCAACTGATCCTTACTACAGATTAAGTGCTAGAAAATTCACAGTAATGGTTTATGGTGGATTTGATGGTTGGGATATCTATAGAGAATACAGAACAAATGCCGATAAATATACTTTAGGTAGAACAGGATTCTTAAATGGTGCTTGTTCATCTTTAAGATACCCTAAAGGTAAAGGAAATGGATTGTTTAAACAAATTGCAATCGGTGATGGTACGGTAGAATACGGTAACACAGATTACTATGCTTATTTATTAGGTATTAGAACATTTGCTAACCCAGAAGCTGTAAATATCAATATATTCACAACACCAGGTATTGATTTGTATAATAATAGTGACCTTGTTGAAAAAACAATCGATATGATTGAAAATGAAAGAGCAGATTCACTTTATATCGCAACAATGCCAGATTACCAAATGTTTGTTTCAACAACAACTGAAGGTGATAACTTTATCTACCCACAAGAAGCTGTTGATATTTTAGAAGAAACAGGTATTGATTCTAACTACACGGCAACTTATTACCCTTGGGTATTAACAAGAGATAGTGTAAACAATACACAAATCTATATTCCAGCAACGGCTGAAGTTACAAGAAACTTAGCACTTACTGATAATATTGCATTCCCTTGGTTTGCGGCAGCAGGTTATACTCGTGGTATTGTAAATTCAATTAAAGCTCGTAAGAAGTTAACACAAGAAGACAGAGACGTTCTTTATCTTGGAAGACTTAACCCAATTGCTACGTTTGCTGATGTAGGTACAGTAATCTGGGGTAACAAAACACTTCAAGTAAGAGAATCTGCACTTGATAGAATCAACGTAAGAAGATTATTACTACAAGCTAGAAAATTAATTTCTGCTGTATCTGTAAGATTGTTGTTTGACCAAAACGACCAACAAGTAAGACAAGACTTCTTGAACGCGGTTAACCCAATCTTAGATTCAATAAGAAGAGATAGAGGTTTATATGATTTCCGAGTAACAGTTTCTAACGACACTGAAGATTTGGATAAAAATCAAATGGTAGGTAAAATCTACATTAAACCAACTAAGTCTTTAGAATTTATTGATATCACATTCTACATTACACCAACTGGTGCGTCGTTTGATGATGTATAATAAATTAAAGATTATTATAAAGTGGGGGTCATTGATCCCCATTTTTTATTTTATGTAATATTTATTAATATGAATTATAAAAAATTAGTAAAAGATATTATTCTTGAAATTGCTGTAGATAGGAGATTAAGATTATATGGTTTTGACTGGGACGACAATATTTTGGAAATGCCTACTAAGATTTATTTAAAAAGTGATGAAGGTAACGTTGTTGGAATGTCTACTGAAGACTTTGCAAACTATAGATCACAAATAGGTTCAAAACCTTTTAAATATAAAAAACACATAATTGTTGGTTTTGATGACGATGCTTTTAGGGATTTTAGAAGACCAGATACTTTTTTAAGAGATACAAAAAAAGCAATATTAAAAAATAAAACAGCACCAAGTTTTAAAAAATTTAAAGAAAATTTAATTTACGCAAATCCGTTTTCAATAATTACAGCAAGAGGACATGATCCAAAAGTAATTAGAAAAGGTGTTAGAATGTTTGTTGATTATGTTTTAGAACCAGAAGAAAAAGAAAAAATGGTTAAAAACATTATTTCAATGTTTAAACATGAAGAATTATTTAGTAAAGATTTTATAACAAAATTAAATAGACTTAATCAAGACCAATTAATTGATTTATATCTTGATGAAAAAGGTGATTATTATCCAGTATCGTCAGAAGAATTTGGAGAAAAATTTGGTTTGGACACAAGTGGGGGTGCGGCAAATCCTGAACACGCAAAAAAAGTAGCGCTTTTAGATTTTGTTAACAAATACGATGAATTAATTAGAAGTGGGAAATATGTTAGTGCTTCATTAGGTTTTTCAGATGACGACCCAAGAAATGTTAAAGCAATGGTGGAAT